CTTTAAGAACATCTTCTGCTTTAGAAGTTACTCCCATTCGTTCCACTACAAAATTGTACTTCTGGAAGAATTCATCTGAGACTAGTTTGTAGTCTTCTACTGTAATTGGTTCGTCTTTCATCGGTGCATCTTGGTTTCAATGTTTTCTTTAATACTGTTGTTGTCAGCATAACTGGAGTTCATGCCCATCATACCAGATCCATAGTCGTCGGTATGCATGACCTGATCGTAACCAGACTTCTCTAGGATCTTGTTCTTGATTTCCAGTTGCTTCTTCTCCTTTTGGATCCTACGCAAGAAAGCATACCAGATAATCTGAGTAAAATACGCAAATGGGTTTTGAGATTTCTCAGGATTGAAGTTGTCAATGTACTGGAGGCAGTTTTCAATGCCGTCACAGATCATGTCCTCACGGAACATGTAGTTGACAAAATTTGGTTTGTATGATAGATGTGTAGCGATCTTCAAGAAGCACTCCCCAATGTAGTTCGGAACCTTAGGACGAGGAGTACCATCCGCTTCCGCTTTCTTCACCAGAGTTTTGTACTCGATGAGTGCTGCAAGAAACTCTTTGTTATTAACGTAATACTCTTTGTTCTTTGTCCTTGGCATGGGGCATTGGTTTGTTTCTAATCACACATACATTATAGCGTATTGTTGACTCAAAGTCAAGAGGGTTGACAAATCCTCAGAAACCCAGTAGAATAACTCTGTCAGGGTTAAACACCAATACTAGCTTTTATTAAATAGATCTTCTAGATACTTCTTAGTTTCTTTAACAGACCCTAAGTAACCCATTCTGTTACTGAATTGTTTTGGTTTGACGTTGGTTGTATCTGGATCAATAAACGCTTCCTTATTAAGATTCTTCAGATAAAATACTTCAATTTTTTTATCAAGTTCACTCATAGTAATTACTTGATCCATCTTGATAACATACATTTCATCATAACTAGATTTGATCCAGTCCTTTAGTATAAATGCTTCTTGTTGATTTCTTCCTTTAACAGTCTCTACAATTCTAGGATGATCTATCAAGATGGAATCTTCATCTGGTAAAGTACATACCTTAGCGATAATTTCTTCACCAGATGCTAACTTGATTGTAGAGTAAAACTCTTTTAATTCTTCCATGTCATTTTAGGTCTACTTTTATTGTTTCATATTTGAAGTTCTCTTCCTCATAGATTTTGATTCTTTCAACTAAATGGTTTAATGTATAGTTCTGACGATTACCTATGGTAATGTCATCAGCAATGTCGTAGAGAGTAGCAAGTTCTTTACCCTCTTTCTTTCTCAGCACCCTACCGATAGATTGTAGGTTTCTTACTCTGGACTTTGAAGGTGATGCAAAGATAATGTTGTGAAGACTCTTAATATTGATGCCTGTGGAGAACGTACCATAAGAAGCAATAATGATTGCGTTATCCTGCTCCTCTGTGATGGTGCGTACTTCTTCTCGGTCTTCAGTATCAGTAGAACCATGGACAAAGAATACTTCTCTGTCTGCTCCTACAACTGTATTTATGAGATCATATAGTGGTTCCCCGTGCTTCTCCACATAATTGAAAAGCACAAGAGTATTTCCTTCTAGATCACATACTAGATTTTTAATAAGATTGTTTCTCTTTTGGTGAGTTACAATGTACTCCATCTCAGAATGATAGTCCTCAAAATACTGAGGGTCATGCTTGCAGACAAGGATCTTGATTCTGAAATTGGATAGGTGTCCCTGTTTGATTAGGGTATCCGTCTTAGTAACGCTCTCACAGGCACCGAAGAGACCCTCTAGGACCCACTTATGAGTCTTGCTACCATCTAGGGTCCCTGTGAATCCAAAACGATATTTGGCGTTATGTAACTTGGTCATGATACCCGTGAGACTTTTAGACTTAAACAGGTGTGCTTCATCACCAATGACACAATCAATGTCATCAAAATAACGCTTAGGAAACTTGTAAATAGATTGCCATGTAGAAATAATTACAGGTTTGTCAGTAGACTTATCTTTACCAGAATAGATTGTATGTACGTGGTCATCAGTATACCAACCATAGTCTTGGAAGTCCTTAGTCATTTGCTCTACCAACGATGTGGTAGGAACAATGATAAGGATTTTTTTATTGGTTGCCACATAGTAACGAACAAGACTGTAAATCATTAAAGACTTACCAGATCCTGTAGGAGACAAGAACAGACCACGGTTATTCTTCAGTGCTTTATACACTGTAGCGTACTGGTAATCCCTTGGTTTGTATTGAGTAATTTTATCCATGAAAACCTTTACGCCACCAGGGTTGATGAACTGGTTGTCATCTTCTACATCACCATACCAATCGTTCTTAACATATTGAAGAGCATACTGTCTTTCTTTACACCATTCTTTCAAGTGTGGTAGAAGACCACCGTACAGTTCTCCAGTACCAGGGGAGTACAAATGAATCGTACCATCCCAATAACGATATCTAGGATTCTTCTTTAGAAACTTTGCTTCTGGAACTTCAAAAGCGAAGTAGTCAGACAACTCACGATGCACATGAGGTTCTGCTTGGATCTGAAAATAGACCTCATTCTTTTTACGGATTACCAGTCTCGACATTACTTGTCACCATTAATAAATTTTTCCCATTCAATCGCATTCTTTACATGATAATTACGCTGAGCAATCATCCTCAGAACTTGATCGAGATAATACAAGATTTGATCGATGTACTTAATCTTGCCTTCTATGTTGATAATGTCTTCATCTGATTCCATGTAGACTTTCATTTTCTCTGCAGTTTTGATAGACGATCCAAAGGGTTTCTCGGCATACACCTTTGCTTCCGCTTCGCCACTGTAGTATTCTCTTTTCTCTCTAACTAACTTGCGTACTTCAAATTCTAGAGAGGTTTTAATTTGTGTGAGATCTGTGTAGTAATTAAGATACTTGTTGTGTTGGAAAGGAATCTCCAGAGACAACTTTGCTAGATCTTCTGAGTAAGATTTGTTTTTGAATTCAAAGTCAATTTCAGTATCTTTTGACCACTCTTCTTTGATGTGCTCAAAAGTTTTAACAAGGGTTTCAAATTTCATACTTTAAAGTTTTGATCACGTATGGTAAAGTTAGTAAACTTGAATGTAACTGTGGCGGTGATGTAATCTACATCTGTAGCAGTTGCATCGAAGTCTAGTTGCGTCAATGATACTGGGAATAGATTTTCAAAGTCAATAATATGATTGACATTGAAGTGAGAGGTGAGGATCATTAAGCGACCACCAGAGTATTGCGGGTCTAGCGTAGGCATGTGCTCTTCCGAAGCACCGTTTGCCCTGATCCAATCGTGAATAGATTTGTAATTAGTTAACTGCTCGTCAATAATAAAAGAAACTGTAAAATCCCCGTACGAAACACCACCACCAGCAATGATATCGAAACTACGGAATCTCGTGGGAACCTCTGTCGATGGTACTGTGATGTCGGGGAGATTAGCAGTTTGGCAAAAGAAGTCCACAGCAGGGAACAACTCAAGATCCAACTTAAACCCTACGGGTGCAAGATGATTCCTGTTTTCTAGTTGCTCTTTATACCATTCTGCGGACATGTCAGCTTCCCAAGCTACTAACTATTTAGCGGTATCGTAAAGTCTCTAGATACTCAAGAACGTTGTCTCTAACCCACATTAGTTCATGGTAACACTCTTGGTTGTGAGCACATCCTCTCAACTTTGGATCTGGTTTATGAACACTTTCTATAAAGAGATCTAGTCCTCTGTTCCACTTGTCTTTGTCTGTCATTTTGCTCCGTGGTTGTATTCAATTACAATCTTTTGGTGCTCGGTAGTTCTGTCACAACATGTAACATACACTGCTTTAGCATCCAAGAGTTCTTCAATTTTTTCTACCAAGTTTTTAGCAATATTCAGTTTAGTTACGTCAGTCACGTTGCCTCCAGTCATCAGGTTTATCTTGTTTAAACCAATCTACAATTTCATCTGCACCATCAAACCCCGTTTTGTAATTAGATGGGTCGGGGTCACCTAGTCCCATCTTATTCATAAAATCATCCATGCTGCCCTCCTGGATGTCTTGTGCCGCCTGACGACGTGCTTTCCTCAACCACTCACGGGCAGTAGTGTTTGCTTTAGACAGTTTCTCTGCCCAAATCATGTCTTCTAGTTTGACTTCCTCCTTGTTTGCAATCTTCTTACAGATGAATTCCAGTCGTAGTCTGTATTGAGTAGATAGCATATCACTCTTCCGATAGATAGTGTTCTAATTGATTGATCCTTTGAAATTCTTTGTACGCTGCTTCTGAACGAACGTGTAATACATCTCTAATATCATCCATGATGAAGGTAGGATCAATACCATCTTCTAGATACGTGTCTATAGCTTCTTTAAGGTATCTGTAACGATGCCATTCTGGACTGTAAGGTTTGTAGTTCATAATGCATGACAAAAAATCATCTATAGTTATTTAGAAGCATAAAAAAAGAGGGTCCGAAGACCCTCTGGAAATATGTGGGAAGAATCACATGAGGTTGGTAACCTGGACTCTTCTGTAGTACATGTTGGAACCTGCGGTGAGAGTCTCGCCGTCTGGGGTGCCGTTGTACAGACCGTTCGTGGTAACGAATGGGTTGGAGACCATGCCGTAGCGGGTCTTGAAACCGATCTTAGGCTGGAAGGTGCTAGGATCGATAGAACGTAGCATCTGGAGGGGTACGTATGGGCAGTAGAAGAGACCTGCGTCATAAGGCGAAGAACCCTTATAACCCATTACGTAGTAGTGCTTGTCGGAAACGTTAGCAGAATAAGGATCGATGAAGACCTTGATGCGACCGTTGATAGTACCAACTGCGAGGTTGCCAGTGTCATCAACCTGACCGATGGAAGGACCACCAGCACCAGTTAGACCGCTGCTGTAGTCAAGGACGCCTGCCATTGCGAGTGCAGAAGCAACGTCAGCAGAGCAGATCAGGAAGTTGCCCTTTCCTCTACGAGTGTCTTGTGCGATTGCGTTAGCATCACGCTCGATTTGGAACAGAAGACCCTTGAATTTCTCAACAGACCAGCGACCGTTGGAGTCAACGTCGAGGT